TAACCCTAATACATTATCTTTTGGACTAAGATCTCCCTCATCAGCAAGTCTTATTTTAGGAAACTGCTTATCACCAATAAAAGTAGAAGTAGAATCTTCAATAATTAATTGTGAAGTATTTTTTGAATATTTTATCTCTCTTATAACTCCAGTAAATACTTTAAATGCCCCTTTTTGGGAAATATTATTCATAACTTCAGTAGTGCTTTGAGATGCCCAAAACATAGAAACTGGCATACCTATTATAGATCCATATTTTGTTGTAAAGTTATAATTTTCTGTAAGCCCTAATGCATTAAATATGCTATTTATTGCAGTATCAAATGTAGAGCCATTATATTCAGCGTTAGATATTGTTATTGTTGACCTTGATATCTTATGTGTTCTTTTATTAAAATCTACCGATTCTTTTACCCCTGAGATGTTTATAATCAAAGGAAGGAAGTTATAATTATAAGCAGGATCAGCATCAACAACTTTACCTCTAAAATTAGTTGTGCTTAAAAGCAAATAATCTCTAATTGCATTCTGTTCTGAATGAAAATTATTAGAAGTATCACTACTTAACCAATTCTCAAGACTTCCTATTACAATTAAGGGGAATAAATTTGTATCTTTCGAGTCTAAATCACCTGCAAAATATTCAGGATATTGAAGCATTATACTTTACCCCACTTCCCTATTGGACAACTCATTTTTCCCATTCTTGTTTTTAATCTCATAAAACAACCACATTGCTCACATTTAAGTTTTTTATTTAAAAATTCACAATTATTGCAAATATCCCATCTTTCTTTGAGGATTTTATCATCAAATATGAGAAATCTATGTAAAAATTTTGGAACTTTATTTATATCAAAATCACACAATGCCAAAATCTGTACCTCTTCTAACTGCATCTTTAATTTGTTCTGCCAACTCACCTTCAACATAATCAGCAGACATAACATTACCAGATATATTCACTGTAACATTAGTGCCTGCAGAACCAGTCTTATTCATTCTATTTAAAGCCTCAGTCCCAATAGCTTCAACAGCACTTCTTCTCATTACAAATTCGCCTTTTTCAGCCTCTATTAAAGTTCCACCTTGGGAATGAGAACGACCACCAATAAGACCACCAGTTTCCATCTTTGGTGGCTGTTGTTGCTTAATAGTAGCAATAGCTGAATCAGCTTGAGCTGCTATAAGAACGCTAATTCCAGCACCTAAAAGCCATCCAAAGTCACTTAAAGCTTTTATCATTGCTAATCCAGCTTCCATCTTTACTTGCCCAATCTGAACATTTTGTTTATCTTCAAATGCCTGTATTCTGCTCTGAAGGGATTTAGCACGAGCATCATCCTCTATCTTCTTCATCCTTTTTGTATCACCAACAGCTTGAGCAAGTTTATATGCAGAAGACTTTTTAGCAGCTTCAATATCAGCATTCATAACTTCATTTGCCTTTGCAATAGCTTGGTCAGCCATTTCTATATCTCTAGCAAACTGCATTTCTTTTAAGTCACTCATGATAGACATAGCCTGAGCTTTCGCAGCTTCAAGATCGGCTAACCTTGTCTCTGCTTCAATTCTTTCTTCAACAAGTATCTTCAGCTCTTCCGTCTCCTCTTTTGTTAAGCCTAAGAGTTCTATTTCTCTTTTCATAGATTCCATCTTCTGCTTATCTTGAACTGAAAGTGCAAAGCCAAGTCTAATTCTATCTTTAATATTTCCGAGATTAAACTGCTCTTTAAATACTTTAGTTTCAGTTTGAGTTTTAGCTATAGCCGATCTAAGCTCTGCTTCTTTTTTCAAAGAAGTATTTAATTGCCATTGCAAATAAGCCTGCCTACTTAAGTTGTCTATATGTTCTTTTTGAGTTTTGCTTAAGTCAGGGTCTGTATATAATACTTTAAACTCTTTTAATGCTAAAATATTATTATCAATAGCTATAATTTGTTCCTTGTATTTATCAGATGTTTGTCCAACCTTATCGCCTTGCACCTTTGTTAATTCTATAGTCCTTTCATGGACTCTGTTTGCACGATTATTTGTCTGTATATTAGCCTTATATTGATCATCCAGCTTTGCAAGAATCGCCAAAGTTTCAGGAGTTAATCCTTGTGTACCTTGATGCTGTGCCATAAGTCTTTTAAGAATATTTAGCTGATCTTGCAGAGTTTTATTATTTCTTTGCCAAGTCTTTTGGATATTATCAAAAGTCCCAGTTGTTCCTGTTACGCTAAATTCAAATTTCTTAAATGCTTCTGCTCCTTCAAGAAATTTAGATCTAACAAAACTAACATTTAGACCTGTCTGTTTTGCAAATTCACCCAGCAAATCCTCTCTTTTCATTTTCTGCAAGATTTGAAATTCTTCTGTAATTCCGTCAAAACCTTTTTCCCTTGCTAGTTTTATCATTTCACCTCTAAAACCAGCCATACTTCTTTTTGCCCTATCTAAGCCACTCGATACATCTTGTGTTACAGTTTTCCATTTTATAAACTTTTGAATCAAGAAAACTAATAAAGCAATAGAACCACCAATACCTGTTTTTATTAAAGCTATTCTCAATAGATTGGCTAAAACAGTAGCAGTTTTAAGACCTGCACTAAAGCCTGTAATAAGAACAGTCGAGACTTTCATTACTGGACCAAGAAGGGCAAATGTAGCAGTAAGGTTTACAAGTATATCTATATATAATTTAACAGTCTTAGTGTCAACATTTTCAGCCCACACTCTAATGCTATCAGTTATTGCTATTATAGTTGGAGCAAGATTATCAGCAACTTCTTCTGCTAAATCACCTAAAGCATTTTTCATTCTCTCAATAGATCCGATTGTTGAAAAAGCCATTACTTCAGCCATCCCACCAAATTGAGTTTCAAGTTCTTTTAATATAATTGTCTGAGCCTCTAAGTCACTATTAGCTACAAGCAAGGCTTTAGTTAATTTCCTTTTTTGCATTTCAGTAAACTGTATTCCAACACGATTTAAAGCTGCTAATCCATCTTTAGGAGCGTTAAGTGCTTTACCAATTTGTATTGTTGCAGTTTTGAGATCAACATTCATTGCAGCAGATACATCTAATATAGCTTTTTGTGCAGGAAGAAATGCCTCGTCTTTAATTCTTTTAAATGTTAATAATAATGCAGATGATCCCAATATAGCCTCATCCCCAAAAGTAGTTACTGATTGAAGCTGTCGTGCATATTCTTCAATTTGATTTCCAGTAAGCCCTGCAGCACCTCCAGTTGCTATAATTGCTTGGGCAACCCTATTCTCAGCCTCTACTTGCCTTCCTTGAATTTTTGCAAGCTCTATTATACTTCTATTCACCATTCCAAAGGCAAAAGATGCTAATAATAATTTAGAACGAAGAACAGAAAAAGTTCCACCAAGATTACGATTATTTCTTACTGCAAAAGCACCTTGTTTATTAACACCTGCCATAGCAAGTGCTAATTCTTTATAGCCTCTTTTTTGTTGATGTATGTGTTGTGTGCTTCTTTTTGTTGACCTTATATGGTCTTTTACTCTTTTATTAAGCTCAGCTAAGGCAAGTTTGTTACCATTAATTACCTTTTCTCTTAAAGTCTTCCATTTAACTTCTTTTTGAACGGAAGCTACGGTCAATCCATTAAGATGCAATTCTTGTATTAACTTATCAATAGAAAGTTTTCTAGCTGCTTTAGTCTTATTTATAGCTGCAGTTCTTTTTTTATCCTCTAAGATAGCTTGATGCTGTAAGCTTAACATCTTTTCTTGTTGAGATGCTGACTTCTTTTCTGCTTCTATATACTTTTGAATTACAGCTATAATTTCATTAGTTTTTAAACCTTTTGCCTTGAGATTTTTAATCTCGTTTTGGCTTATTGGAAACTTTTTCTTTAAAACATCTGTTAAATTGCCTTCTAATATTAATTGCTTTGCAAGAGCAGAAGATACTTTACCTCTTTTTTCTACTTCCTCTCCAAAAGCTTTAAGCATACCTCTAGCAGCCTGTTCAGACTTCTTATAGGCACTTGCAACACCTTCCATGGAAATCTTTAATCTATCTGGAGCATCAGCCATTCTTCACCTCTTTATTCTTTCTATCAATCATAGCTTTTTCCTTTTTAGCAAAAGCATTTTTTATTAAAAACATAATATCAACCATTTTTTTAGGCTGTTCCCCAAATGATCCGGGATATGGGGATACCCCAAACTCTTTACAATAAATGTATTTTTCAATATTTTTTTGAGCAAATCTATCATATACAATATTAATACAAGAAAAAAAGGGCAACTGTCTTGATACTGATAATGCAACATCGAAACTTTTGCCCTGACTATTAAAATCTTCCGTCTCCTTAATAAGTAATTTGATTACTTGTTCTACATCCTCTTTACAACTAAAAACTCTTACTTCTTTTTTTCCATCTATAAGTATAGGCAGTGTTGCCTTATATGGGAACTTGTGATATTCACAATAGTCACCCTTACACCAGCTTTCTAAATGAACATTTAATTCTAATGTAAGGGCGTCTATTCCCCCAGACTTTGATATCCCTGCACTAATGTCATTAATTCATTCTTCTCAGCCTCATTAAGCTCCTTAAGAGCAGCATCTTCTACAAGACCTTTAGCATCTAGAGAAAAATCCTTAAAGTCACCTCCTGCTATACCACGTCTAAGCCATGCAGTCCTAGATTTTGAAACACCTTTAACTGTTGTTACTTCACCATCAGTATATACAACCTCGGTCATATCACTACAAAGATCAATATCATCAACAGACATTTCTTTTAATTTTACCTTCCTTCCGGAAGACAATTCTACATTCTTTTTAGACATCTTTACACTCTCCTTTTATTTTTATAATATTAGCTTACTCTAATATCTAATATATCAGATGTAGTTAGTTCGTCGTTGACAGCCTTTAATACGCAATCAACCTTCATATAATCGCCTTCATTTAAAGTAGGTTGTTCAGCAATCATAACATTATCCATCTTTATACCAAAAGTAGTTGCATCGGCCCATGTTGCATCATTAGCAAAATAGAAACCTGCAACACCATCATCAACAACACCAGTATCTGTTTTAGTTGCTATTCCCTGTGTTCTCCAATCATTTACAAATGTTGCACTATTAGCATCGTATTTAACACTACAATTTGCAGTTATATTCATTTCAGGATATGATCTTTGATAAGCTTCTGGAGCTCCTGTGATAGCTCCATTACCAAGAAATGTTACCGGATTCTCTATAGTAAAACCTAAAGAATCTAATATACACTCTTTAGCAAAAACTCTTGTTGCAGCAGTCCCATGCCCAAGTGTTAAATACGTTTCTGCAGGTGCAGCTATTGTATTAACAGATTGTGCAACTGCTGTAGTTGTCATTGGAGTTCTTGTTTGTGCAGTAAGATCAAATTTTATCCTGCCACCTTCGGTTGCACTTTCTGCATTAAATGTTAAAGATGTAATTACACAACCTTTTAATGTATAACTGTCATTAGGACCACCTGCAGGTCCCTCTATACAAAATGCTACTGTATTATGAGCACCACTACTCTCTGCACCATGTAGAAAATGAGCAGGAGCATAATTATGATTGACTATAACATTATTTGTAGAAGTTTCTATACCTGTTGCATTTTCAACCAAAACTGGTAATAATGTTTTATTTAAAACTCCACTTACACTAATTTCATGAATACCACCTGCCTCAGCATAAACAAGATCATTTGTATTTAAGACTGGACCAGTACTTCCAGATCTTTTTTCTGTAACTCTTAAACCATCATTAATAGATGGAAAACTTATAGACTCAATTTCAATCCCATCATATGATGTTACTGCTGTCCCAACGGTTTCCTCCTCTTTAATCCCTAATGTCCATTCTTTAGGGGAGAAAGCTGCTGTATTATAAGCCATTATTTATCTCCTTTCTTCACTTCAACCTTATTAGTTTTATTTAAATTATTCTTAGAAGAAGTATCTACAGTCTCCACCAATCCTTCTAGCTTATGAGGAATTGAATCTACCTCTACTTCCTTTCCACCCATTAGAGCATTAACCAAATTGACATTTAAGCCACCGGGAACTCTCTCTAGTTTACCACCTATTGCTTTGATTTTCATACAATCTCCTTGTTAAATATTACCTACATGCATACATTTAAAATCCCATACAACAACATACTCATTCTCATCTCCCTGATTCAAAGTACATGAATCCATTCTGCAGTTTATAGCTTTTGTATTATCTGCATCAGTCCCCTTATCAAGAGTCATAGTCATATTATCATGCATTAAGGACTCTATCCTTGAGACATATCTTAAAATATGATCTAGAGCTTTAGTTTTGATATTAGCATCTCTAAAGTGATAAGTGATTGCAATAGAATATTCTCTTGTTTCTGAGCTGACATTGTATTCAAGAAGTTCTGACCCTACGGGATCAAACCTTATATATTGATTACCAGCATCTACTGAAGCACCTATCATAACCCTTAAAGTATTTTTAAATTCAATGCTAAAAACACTCTCTAGCTTATTTAAGATATTCTTCCAATTATTTGTAAAACTTGTAGGCATAATTTATATAATAATTAATATGTTAAGCAAGTTAATAAGTCTGTCTGTTAGTTTTCCAGCCCCTAGTCATCTTTACTGACCTAACAACTGGATTATCTACTTCTTCACCTCTACCCCAAACCTCTATCTCCCATTCATCATCTGCAGTAGCAGTAGAATCTTTGGCTGAACCTGCGAATCTAATTTGAAGACCACCTGCAAGGGGTTGATAGTCTCCATTAATCTTTTCTGCAGTGACAACTTGATTTCCTTCATTTATACCCAATTTATCACTATCTTTCACCCATACAGAATATGTAGCAGTACCTAAAACACCTGCATCTATAATTTTAACTTTAATTACATCATAAGTTCCACCCCAAGAACCTCTTGTATCAACAGGTCTTATTGCACCCGATATAGTTCCCACTTCACGAATAGAGCCTTTAGAAGAATCAGCTGTATTTTGATGAGAAAGCTTTGCCTGTCCACTATTTATAAGTGCAATATTAACATCAACTTCTTCTTCAAACTTACCAAGCATTGCGTTCATTGGATCGTGAGATTTCATCATAAATGATACTGTTATAAGAGCAGTAGTCCTAATGATAAGATAGTCATAATTTCCTTCCCTATCTTTCCATTGATCCCTTGATATCGTTCCATCTACACGGCTATCAAAATATCTTGATGCATTTGCCATAGTTCTTGTTATTAATGTATTCCAATCTTCACCTGACTCCATAAGTTTATCATTTGGGTTAGTATTAGAAGATCCAAAGTAATACCAAATTTTATCTGCTGCAGAATCATAAAACCATTTCCCAACACTATTAACAGCTCCACTGGTTGACTCTGCTGCACCTAATTCAGCCCCATCAGAGTATAGCATTGTAACTATCCCTGTGTTATATGCATAACCTAAATTATCATCTATCTCCCATCCATATATAGCCTCTTTAGAATCGTAGTCATTTATATTTGGAAAAACATCTTCTACATCTCTTTGTGTGCAATATGTTGCTGCTCCTGCCATTAGTATCTCCTACGTTTTGAATTTTTCTTTTGTTTTGGCTTCTTCTTATCCATTGACTTCTTTTTTACATATTTAGACTTTGGCATTATCTTCCTACCATTCTTATAGATATTTGACCTTTAACATTCTTATTTAAAACATTAGCATAAACACCACTTATAGAATTTGAATACTCTTTATTAGCATCTAATTTTCCTGAAAAAGGATTATCGTGAATACAAGATACTTCAAAGGATGCATTTTTAGGGGCTCCAAATATATCTATTGCACCAGTTTCATAGTTGATTGTTCCATTAGCACATCCAACAATATTTCCCTTACCATCATCGTGACAAATTCGTTGCCTATCAAAATTAAACGAACTAGAATAAGTCAATGAATCACGAACATGTAATTGTGGTAATTTTGGCTTAACAGGGGCATTTATACCTGTAATGTCTGGAAAGATACCTAAAGCACCGGTAAATACATTTGTTCCACCTGCTCCATCCTTTATCTCCATCTTGCTACCATTAGTAGCATTATGAGGAAGCAATCTAGAGTTTGAAGTAAATCTTAAAGCTCCATTAACTATTGATACGGTGCAAGAATATCCAAAAAGATTATTTCCCGGAGTTCTTGTAGCAGTATTTATAGCATCTTGAATTTTTGCAACAATACCAGTGTTTCCACCAAAAGTAAGATTGCTAGAATCTGTTGTAAAGCTAACTGTTGTCTCAGAGCTATCATCTATTATTAAATTAAGCGAATATTCTGTAGATGCAGATAACTTACTATTTGTTGAAGAAGTTATTGGTAGATTTGAAACTCCAAGATTACCTGCAGTTCCGGGACCACCAAATAATACATCTTGATATGCTTTAGAATACCATCTCATAACTATTGATCCGGGAACTAATCCAAGGGGCTTTGATGAACTCCCAAGATCTCCTGTAGGTCTTCCATATCCAAAAAAATTACAAGATTTATATCTCCCAAGAGCATCTGTCTGGACAAGCTGAGTGTCCCCTGATAGTTTTTTATCCCAATCATAATGCTCGTTAAAGAGAGGCCAGAATATACCTGCAGCTCCACTGTGAGAAGCGTTAGTTGATCCAAAATGACCTCTAGAGCAAGAAATATGGTTATCACTTAATGTAGGCAAGGTATTTCCTGATAAGTCTTTAATAGGATTATCACTATTCGTTGCTTCAACACGAAGTATTTCATCCTCAACCCTTATATAATCTCCAACAAAATATTTTTCATGACCATTGTCAACTTCAAATGTTACAGGATCATCTGTATTAGCTAATTCACCTGATGCAGTTGCATCTTGGGTATCTACCTTTACAGCTACATTTGGTGGTGTAAAATCCACAACTTCACCATCAAGTGCCTCAAGTACATTTTCAGTTGGAATAGTAGCCCTAATAGGAGGGGAAATAGATTCACCCGGAAGTAAAAAACAATGAAGATATCTTGGTCCTTCATCTGTATTTTCATTTGAATAACCTTCATATCCTATAATAGCTGTAATTGGAACTGATCCTGTATTTGTAATATTCATTGATTTTGGAAGCTCATAAACCGTAGCAGTATCGCTTTCAGTACCCGTTAATGATATAACTTGATTTGAATTACTACCTGTAGCAACATAACTGACTGACTTTGTTATATGTGCTGATTTATCCTGTTTTCTATTATACGGGCTACTTATCATACCTCTTCCTACCCCTACTCCATAATCTGGTCCTTCACCTGCCATAATTTTTCTCCTTACCTAATATGATATTTAATTGTTGCGTTTACTCCATAATCAGAATTAACTGTATCTGATGCAAATATAAACAATATTACTTTTCCTGCATCTACATTTGCAGATTGAATTGTCATTTGTTGATAATATATTCGCCCATATCCTGCATTTGTTATCGTTGCACCATCTGCTACGACAACTCCACTTGACAAATCTCCTGATGTAGCACCATTCCCTGTATCTACTGTATATGCCATCAAATGAGCAGCAGTTGAATCACCAGTTGCAGCATCTGCTCCGTGAAGCCAAGTAACTTCATCTATGGTAATATTATCTCTAATGTGCCAATATGTAGCCACTAATGCACCTGAAAGATTTGTTGATATTGTTAGTGATGTCGCAGGATTAGTATCATTGAATGATGAACTTGTAGAACTTCCCATTGCAAAATAACTAACATTTTCTAATCCAAAATTTGTTCCCATCCCACCAAAAGGAAGTGCGTAATGTGTATCTTCTACCATATTCCCATAATCTGCCGATTGACCTATCATTCCAAAATGTGCATATTGTGTTGTTGCACTTACTTGTGATGCACCTACTTTTACCAAATCATTAGTTGTATCTACTGTTAATCTATTGTTGCCTCCACTATCTTGGACTGCTAATGTGGTTGTAGTATCATCATTAATTGGTTTTACTAATAATTGGTCATCTGAAATAGATGCAACAGTTGAACCCCCATCTCCGTCTTGAATATTTCGTGTAGTGGTATCTACTCCTGTGTTTGAGCTTTGGTTAATTTGCAAAATACGCTTATAAAAATTACTAAATTTATTTCCTGTAAAACTTGGCATTAAAAATTACTCCCAAAAAATATTGCGTTATCTGTTGTCGATACTGTTGCTTCTGTATAATCTATATAAGGTCTATCTGCTGCATCACTTGCATCTGCGAAATAAAGTCCAGTTCTAAGAAGTCCTGATGTGGGGGCTACATCATTATAGTCATTATTATGCAATAAACATATTTTAAATGTACTTAAACTTGCCATGTCACTTAAAGCATCTGAGTTTAAAGTAAAATCTGTATAAGACCCAACTGAATTTATAGTTGTACTTGAAGAATATGCAGTTATATCGCTTGCCCCCCATCCTGATAAGGTTACACCTTGTCCTGTAATCCATGTACTAAACCAATCATCGGAAGTTGTTGATGGATCATGTCCAGACTTAGCTATTATACAAGGAGTGCAAGTATTTTGACTAAATGCTTTTAACTTAAAAGTTGCTGCACTTGGAGCAGAACTAATTCCACTTGTATCAAAATCAAAAAATGACCTTACTAAATAATATCTTGGAGCACCCCTTCCAGTAACATATTCATATCTTGCTCCATTCATAGTATGTGTTGCATTTGTAGTACCAGGACTTCCTACTCCTATATGATCATGGGTATCATTCCAAGTAGCCAGAAGCCTACTAGCTTGAGATCCATCACTTGTATTTGCATAAACAGTAGGCATTATAATATTACCTTTGGCATATAATAAATTTCTTCAATGTCTGTATATATATTGCTATCAGGAGATACAGTTATATTTTCAAATGTAGTATTGTCAAACCCAAATTCATCTTTAGCATAAGTATAGTTATTCCAATATGTTAATTTTGTTCCTATTTTACCTATAGCAATAGCAAATGATTTAAAACTATTTCGACTATCATCTCCAAAGGTATCTAAAAATATTCCATCATATTTATCTGTAATACCACTTGTGAGCCAATCACCTTCAATAATAGTTACATTATCTTTATCTTTAGCCCATTCATTTAACTTTTCAATAATCTGTGGATGTATTTCCACTATAGTATGAGAATTAACTCCTTGTGCTTGTATGTAATCAGAACAAATACCCATACCAAATCCTATTTCTAAAATATCTCCTTTGCTTTCACATATATATTCAGCACTCTTTTCCATTATAGGTGCTTCCCAATCCATCATAACTTCACACCCATAATCAGATTCAACAATCTTATTTTCACTAAATGTTAATATTGTATCTTTAAATGCCATTAGAAATTTAAACTCGCTACGCCATAGGCTTTATGATTAGTATTATCCCAATAAAAAGAAAGTATATCCGTTTTATTTGCTGTTGTGGTTAATGTAGGTGCAGACCCACCTGCCCATTTGACTGTTGATTCATTTGCAGCACCCGTTTCATCCCAAGTTTTCCAATTTGTGACTGTTCTACTTCCTGTTCCATCTTGTGTTAATAATAGCATAAAATTACCTGAAACATTAGGAAAAATTAGGTGCATATCTGTTATATTCGATGCAGGAAATGTACCAGTCCATTTATTAGATTCCCTAAATAATAAATAAGTATCTGTTGCATCTAAAGTACCATAGTCCCTCTGATTAAAACCTACTGCAGAATTATAAAATTCAATATGATTTCCAGTTGTGGTTTCCATTATATTCATCATAACTGCACCACCAGCTACGAATCTTATAGTTGATTGACCTGTAACTTTAAATATTTGATCACTAGCTGAACCAAATTCTATCACACCCCCTGTTATCAAAAAATCATTTCCACAAGTTATATCATTTCCTACTGTTAAATCATTCCCTATGGTAGCATCACCTGAAACAGACAAGGTTGCAGGTGTAAAAGTGGATGCTGTTAGTTCACCTGCATCTAAAACCTTTGTTCTAACTTTATCTTTAGAAAGTTCAAGAGCAGTAGATTCCCCTCCAACCTTAATAGGTCGTAGATTCTCATCAACAGGATGTCCTTCTTGTAATTTAATATCGTTAGACAAACTTCTTTAATACCTTTTTAACTTCAGCCCACATCTTATCATCCTTCTTCGTCTTTGTTTGTTTGACTATAAAATCACCAACAAACATTAAGAGGGCTATCGAACCCTTCTTCTTCAATAGCCTTCTTAATATAAGTCCTGCAGCAGCCGGGATCATTTACCCATCGCTTTCTTAATAGAACCCCAAATAACATCTAACAAAATATCATCATACTTTGTTGGGGATAGCTTTACTAATTTTTCTAAAACAAAAAATACTGCTAAACATAAATCCCAATTACTTAAAAACCAACTCATTCTTTCTCCTTCGTTTTGTTTGTTAATAAATCGTATAGTTTCATGTACTTCTTATATAATATCTCTATTCTATCTTCCCATCCTTGTGGAGGATGAGAATTTAATTCTAATTTCTCAACTCTTCTTTCAAGATCATTTAATCGTTCTTTTTGTTCCACAACTCAAATAAGACCTTGACTTTATCTTTAAGAACATCTATATCAACTCTCATTCTAGTTAAAACTACGACTAAGATGACAAATGCTGATAATTGCTCCCAATAATTTTGAAGAAAATTCATATCCACTACTTATTCCCGTCTATAATTTCTCCCCACAGGGAGGTTTTGCCCTTAATTATCTGTATAACGTGTACCGTAAAATAACCATTTTCAAAGAAATCTACAATAGCAAATGCATGAGACCAGTTATGTTTTCTGTATCCAAGCCACTGATTCTCCTCATCTGACATATCTTTTAAGCATCCTATACTCCAAGCAGCCTTCTGCCCATCCATATGAGTAACACAAGATTGTTGAACATCGTGGTGATGTCCATACATTATATTAACTCCTAATTTCATTAAATGATTTCTAGCGTGATTTACACTGCCATAGTGATGACCGTGATAAAAATATAATTTACCTATTTTAAGATATTTACCTATAGGGTGATAACTGTAACCTCTTTCTTTTAAATTTAATGCAGAATATACAGATAAATCTAAGTAAGGATTTTCATCGTTAAACCTAGTAAGCCAATCTTCGTGATTACCCTCACAAAAATGTCTATTATAGCAATTAGCCTTATCTAAAGACTCGTCTATTATATCCATCCCATTATTAACATCTTGAATATCTTTCTTTATATCAGGTAATTGATATTCTAAGGGAGGTCTTTTCTTTTTCTTCCATTTCCAATGAGAGCAACTTTCCCACTCTCCTGTATCTCCTAAGTCAACATAAGAGTCAGGTTTTAGTATCTCTATAGCTCTACATACAACCTTAATAGCAGGTATATCTGCTAGAGGGAAATGCTTATCCGGAGTTACTATTACCCTTTTTACTGGAGTCTTTCTTGCCATACCACAATCTCCTTGCCTTGTTGAATTGTATATAAGCTACGGATATGGCTGTGCTTGTACTAAAAACTAATATTAAAAATCTAAAAAATGGTGATATAAATTCTGAGAGTGAGATTGCATAACCTATTAGAGATGCAAAAGTGTTTGATAATGGATGGTCGTGAAAGATACTTTTAACCGAAGTCAACATCTTTATTCGCCTTGATGAAATGTTCAACCGTTCCACGTCCCTCAATCGTATTATATACCCGTTTCCAATATTTCGCCTGTGCTTCCAAATCATCCCAAGAAGGTATAGGATCTTTATCTCTACGATAGTGAAGCCTACACAATCCTGCTTGAACTGCCATGTTTGATATTACCGATATAATCATATCGTCATTAAAATTCATTCCAAGAGAAATAAGATTTTTTGAATAATGTGGTCTATATTTAATGTAATTATCTACCATATCATTTAGTGTGGCAGGTTCTATCTGCCAAAAGCCAATAGCAGGGTTCCCCTCTCCGTAACCTTTGAGTGCTCTATAACCAGATTCAGCCATTCCAGTCCTAACAACAAGAGCAAGAGCATCATCACTATAAGAATTTAATTTATAAAGGGCGTGTTCTGCTATTTCCTTTATTTCTTTAATCATTTTTTAGACTTTTTTTTAGCCTTTTTAGGCTTTGGTTCTGCTTTAGGTTTAGATTTTTCTGCAATAGAACCCTCTGGATTTCTTCTATCTAAAACCTGCACATATCCATTAGCCTTTAATTCTGAAATCTTATTAAGAACATCACTTTCATTATCGTTAATTCTTTTAATTCTTTTTTCTGGTTTATACCAATATTGCTCCATTATATATCCTTAATTTTATATGGGGGTAGAATTAACCACCCCCATATAGTTATTGCAAGGTTTTTAATTAAAACGCTGTTACACCAGTTTCAATTAATGCCCAACATTTCTTTTGATATGTGCTATTTTGTAATAATCTAGCTCCATATATTGAATCAGCTACCATCTTATGAGCAATATAATCCATATCGTATTCAGCTTTTACTGTAGGTGCTTTGCTAAATGCATAACCTAAAGCAGATTTATGAACTACATAACCACCGATAACTTCATCATTATCTACAGCTCCACCTGCTGCATTAGTCAAAGATGATGCTACTGCTACTGAACCTGTTATTGCAGTAGTATGTAATACAGGCATATCCATTAATGTTCCAACTTGAGCAGAACCAAAGTTAGATACTCCTGTCTTAGAAACATGAATAAAATCATCCAATAAGAATAATGAGCTATATAATTTACTACCCAAGACCATTACACATTCTGAAGGATTAACATTTTGAGCAATTACTGCTGCCCAAATATCATTAATACTATTCTTACCTAATGTTTCTGCAGTATCAGCTGTTGAAGCTGTTGTACCTATAAGAATACCATTATCAGTGCTTTGCAATTCAGCTTCTAAATTTGCATCAAATGCTAATGCTAGTTTATAAGCCAGTGAATCTGCATACCCTGAGAATAGTTCATTAGAAGATTGAACTACAGGTAAATCATCTATCATGCAAGAAGTGTATTTATGTCTATTGATTTCTATATTCAATGCGACTTCATCTCTTGCAGCGTAGTTTACAGGTGTTCCTTCAACTTTATTTTGTGCATCTGCTACATCTTGGTAAGTAGGAATATAAACTTTATCTCCACCACCTGAAAATACTGCACTATAATCTGTAGCTATTGCTGATAACTTTAATTGTTTTTTAAAACTTGCTCTTATTGAGTCTGCCCACAGTTCAGGTATAAATACATCTAATTCAGATGTTTTCAACATGATATCTCCTGCAGGCACTGTTGCTGTTGTTGCCATTTTAAACCTCTATATTTTTATTCTCTATCAACTGCCTTGTTAGACCTTCAAGTAGAATTAATTATTGTTTTTTATTTTTATATTGACTAACAACTTCATCCCAATTATTCTTTATATCATCATAAGCCATATTCTCAAAAGCATTTCCCTGCAAAAGCTTACCTCTAACTTGAGCTGGAGCATGCTTTACTTTAGAGCTCTCATTTTGATCAATAGAATCTAATTTGTTAGTCATATAGTCCAGAACTTGCAAACTTTCATTTGCAAACTTCTCTCTATCAGCCTTTGGTAGCTTTGAAAGATATTTTTCACGTTGAGCTGTCTCATAAGCTTCCCACTTCTCCTTATAAGGCATAGTGGAATCTAATTGCTTTTGCAGTTCTTCAGATAATTCCTGAAACTTTTCTTGTTCCTTCATCTGCTTCACCCTATTAGTCTCTTGAGCTTTTGTGAATTCTGTCACTTTCGCTTCTGCTTCCTGCGATCTTTTGCGAAGTTTCTTTGAATTTTGAACTTCATCAAGATACAAGGCTTTATAATCTACATTAGAATCATCCTGATTCTGATGTTGAGGCTCCTGCCCCGTTGCTTGATCTGTAGTGGTTACATCTGTTTCCATTAAAAATCTCCTAATTTAATGTGGGAAAAATAAGAACTTTAAAGTTCTACTTGCAAACATTTTAAGCTACTCCCATAAAAATTAAATCTTTATCTTCTAAATATTTAATAATTTTTTCATAGACGTCAACAGGTATCTGAGCTGTTGGACCAGTATAATTATCCTCGGAATCTGTAATAATTTCAACTGGTGGATTTATTGATTCGTGTATTATATCAATCTCATCCTGCAATTCCTCAATCATCCTTGCAAGTCCTCTTATTATCTTTTTCTCCTTCTCAGTCACTATTTTCGCTTTCTTTTTGCTATATCCTCATAAACTCCTGCAGCAGGTGTCCCAATCTGACCTGTATCTAAAAATGTTCCAAACATAAAATTTAAATTATTTGCCAATTCAGCCATTAATCTCTTATAGACTGTTCCATTTGGAGCTCTAAATGATTTAGGGATACCCCAATATTTTCTTTGTGGAACATTTGCGTTAGGAACTAAAGATCGAGATCCAGTTGTAAAGCCACTATTATGAAACTTCCCGTAACTGCTATATACTTTATCTTTTACAAGGAATAATTCTCCATTTCCGGGCTTACCCCTATGTGAAACTACAAAAGATTCTCTTAGTTCCCCTGTTCCGTGAAGAATTGGGGTATTTGAGCTTTGCCTTGGCTTTATCTTGGAATCACGAAGTGCTATTGTTACTGAATTAGTTGGATTTGGATCTGCCTTTTTAAAAGGATGTCCCTCAATATTTCGACCATTATCAATACCCCATTTTAATCTATCTTTAAGAGCATTAGCTGTTTCAGATACAAAACGACCATATATTGCTTGATCTCCTGTATTTGAAAGTTTTTCACAGGCTTTTGCAACTCTTTCTGTAAACTTCATCATTTGCTTTAAAGCCATTATTTAATTCCTATTTTATCAAGTATTTCGTTAAGTTTAAGCTCAAGTATTTCTATTTTTTCCTCAAGCATATCAAACTTTTGGTTTAATTGGTAAATATCTATTTGAACATTTGCTATTACACTTCTAATTTCATCTACTTCCATTGGAATCATCTATATTCTCGCTTTCCTCTCCCTCATTTTCTTGTAACTGTGGTGGAACAAATGTATTAAGCTGACCTAAGTTTTTTTCAAGATTTTCTTCAATCTTCCTTTCAGCTTCTTCAATGGTAATGTCTTTATTGTTGCGTACCATAATCTCTGCAAGCGTTGTCTGCCCATTTTTTAAATCCCAGTCATCACGAAGCACTTTTTCCTGCTCTGACTTCGGATATTCAGGTTCAACAAAATCAACTCCAAATTTATTTGGCAACTTAATACCATAAGGCTGTCCAACAAGTTGTTCAACTTCATAAAAATCATGCTCATATTGCCTCCATAGTTCAATATCATCTTTATAATCTTCAAAGGATTCTAAGTCTTTAATTTGGAGAGCTATTCCTGAAGGAGTCTCTCCACCATCCTGTGCAAACTGCACAAACATGTGATTTGATTGAGCAACAAGCTCAATTTGAAATTTTAATGCTTCTATAACTGACTGCAGGTTACCACCAGGAGATGCTATTCCAAAATTAGCCCCCTCAGGCAACGAAATAATCATATCACTACCACCCCTTGCTGTCATTTCTGCCTCAGGCACTCCTGTAGCAAATGGCTGTCCAAACATTTGATATCTAAGTCCAAGTTGCATCTCAGTAAGCGTAATATTTACATGCTGATTGCAATTTATTATATCATTTGCACCTTCAACGAAAAAAGAATCTATCTGATGTTCACGGTGTGTAAAAACAACTGGCATCCTGCCTAGATTATGGTGGTCTTCAGCAGTAATATTACCCTCTTTATCGTATTCAATATAAAATTCATCATCAATATATGCAAATGCCTCATTACCTTTAGTATAATTTGGATCTTCATATGGTGGAAGAAGTGGATATGAAATTGCAATAGGATTTAAAGGATCGGAAGGATCAAAATGTGGGATGAAAAAATAAATTGGATGATATGAAAATTTATCATCATCATAAGTTACCTGTGTTGCTAAAGTTCCAAGTAATCTAGTCATTCTTTCAATATGTTTAAATGAAACATCTTTTTTCCTTGTATAATGTTCATATTTCTTATTGGCATTTCTATTTGCACCAAGAGTATAAATCTTTGACATTTTATTAATGAACTTCTTGGTAATATTCATTTCATATACAGGCACTTCCTGAAATGGTATTGCATCAAAATAAGGCTTAATATATCTCCCAATCTCAGTTCCTGAATAAAAATCTATATAACACTCAACCTCTTTTCTTTTAGCATTAAGTCTGTTAACTTTAATATCTTGTATTGATTGTTTTATAAAGTCTTCTGCGTATTTCGCCATTTCTGTTCCTTTTTGTTTCTATCTACGAATTTTATACCTTGTTGTTTAATTGGGAATCTATTAAGAAAAAAATATCTAACCATATCACATCCGTGGTCGTGATAACCGTCTTTAACTGGCAATTCTTTGAGGGCTGTTCCCTCTTTGTGTTCAGGATACCTATAGTTCTCAAGATCTTCTGCAATTCCTATACATTTCTTATCAACATGCAATCTTCTTAACCCTTCAGCATTCTCAATGAAGCTTCTGACGTGAGAAATACCTGCTTCTAATTTACGACTAATTTTGTCACGAACAAAGCGAACATTCATCCCAGCACGCCTAAATCTTTCAATATCACCCATTCCTGCAACAGATTGAACTGCAGAACCTGCAGGATCACCGAAGGTAGTGATTACTTTATAGTTTGCCTGTTTTAATTTACAAACTTCAATTAAATTATCAGTTGAAACCCTTTCCTGATGGATAAATTCATCAATTATGTTCACATGTTCAACGCCACCGATAGTATAAACCTGAAACCAAGCTACGGCAGGCATCCTAAATCCAAAATCAATACAAGCATAAGTTGGAAGATTAGGTTGGTATGGAAAATTACCCATATCCTTTGTTCTATCGAATGGATATACACGACCTGCAAAAGAAGTGAACATTGCACCATATTCTTGGTCAAAAACTTCAACTGCCATATTCCTTTTAGCCTCAATAAGGTCAGTATCTTCTAATCCATCAGGATAAGCATACTGATTTTCCCAAGAGGGGCTATTAAATGAAGCCCAATCTTCATCTTTCTTTCCAAGAAGGTATTTTTCATATACCCAATTATAACCTTCAGGTGTTGTGATGAAAAGAGCTTTTCCTTTCCTGTCTGATAATGTAGGGCGTAGGTACATATCCCAAACAGTAGCTTTCTGCTTGGCAGCTTCATCAAGTACGAGGAAATCAAGACCTTCACCCACAAGTGAAGGAGGATTATCTGCTGACTTAGCCTCGAAGACTGATCCCCACTCCGTTTCTATAAACATATCTCGGTATGATGCACGCCTCGTTGGTACGCCCTGATTTGTTATAAGTTCATGCCAGACTTCACGAAAAACCTTTTCTGCTAGTTGATAGCTTGGTGCAACTACCCAAGCCCTTTTTTTTGGTTGTGTTATCACTGCCTCAACCTCTTTTGCTGCAGCAACTGACTTTCCCCACCTTCTGCCACACACAGCAACGGTGAATCTAGCATCTTTTTGTGGAAAATGTAGCTTTTCTTGCCCTTCATGTGGACGATACTTCGTAAACTTGAAATATCTTTCCTTATAACGAATAAAATCTTCAGCCATCTATTATTATATTATTATTATATATTATTAATATATATATTATATATATATTATAAAAAAAGAAAAAAAAAGAATAAAAACAAGAAAAAAATTATTTTTTTTTCAACAAGCAATAACTTTTGACCCAATTTACCATCATTTTGTGACCAAGATGGTTATAAACCCTTTTTTCTTCAAAATTTTTAATTTTAACGCTCTCCTTGGACTTCTCCAAACTTCTCTATCTCCATTTTTTCAAGTTTTTTCCACCATTCGTCCCTCTGACCCTTTGAACTACGACCAGCAGACAAGAGTTCAAGACCAACAGCCTTTGCACGTTTCCTTCTTTCATACATCTTTCTTTGAAGGGCTCTTTCACTAATTTTATTTTTAGCTTTTTGCGTAGCATACTTTAACATTGACTCTTCCTGCTTTTCACGAAATCTTGGACGATTATTACGAATATCACGATCAGGAAGCTCACTATCATCAGGAATGAGAGAAGAAGCTTGCTCAGCAATAGAAATAGCTCCATTAGTAATTTCTTTATCATTAACAAATTCAGCATCTTCAACATTCTCCATTTTCATAAACTTTTCAAAAGGACTTTCAACTTGTATCTTAACCCTTGTATCTAACTTACCAAAATGCTCTAAAATTAACCTACCAGCTTGAACATTACCATGTTGTGCTTCCCGTATCATTGCATTTATTACGAGAGGTAAATCCTTACCTGCAACTTCCATATATCTTTTATACATTGCATCAATAAAAAGTGGATCATTAAGCCAACCTCTAACCGTAGGAGTTGTCACATTAAGAGACTTTGCAAGCTCTTTTTGAGTTATACTTGGAGTCATTGCTAACATCTCAAGTGCAAGTAGTCTTTCTTTATCTTTTCTGGGTTTTTCCATAAAGTAACTTAACTTGAAATTCAAATTAATTCCAAATTATAATTTGAAACTTGAAAATCAAATTCTTTTTCAAAAAAAATGTGTGAGAGAATTATAGGAAATCAAAATTTACCCATACCACATATGGTGGTGCAAAATTTCAGACCACAATATATGGTATATCAGATAAAAAAAAATATATCTGAGGTTGTAAAATGCCTAATTATCATAGTAAATTATTATGGTCGCAAGATAACAATATTTTAGCGACGGAAAAAGTAAACTAAAACGTAAATAGAGGTAAATTAAACAATGAGTAAGAATCTTAATAATAATAGTACTACAAAATCTGAAACTGCAACAAAATCTGATAAACGTGTTGTAATATCGGAACAAAAAATGTTCAAATTAATTAATGAACAGGTAAAAGAAAACATTGATAATTTAAAGGATATGGGAGTCAAAATTACAAACGTTGTAAAAGAAAAAGCAGAGACACGTGCTTTGAATTTTGTTTCCAAACGTTTCAGAACTAAAAAAGTTGGACACGTTGTAAATTTCAGTGCTAATGATACAAAACGTATTAATACATTAAAAACAACCTTAAAAGACTTTCAGAAGGAATCTAAAACAGGTTTGACAGCACAAGTTCCTAATGATAAGAATCCTGAAATATTGGAGGAGCTTGAAGTTGGTTTCTACATCAAAAAATCGGGCAGAAAATTTGATGCTAAAACAGGGAAGCAACTTAAAAAGTCGATTAAAGTTGGAATAGCAGTTCCAAAATAACTCGACCATATAACAAGCAGAAACGGGATAAAATCTGATGATGTAAAAGTTGTCAGATTTTTTCCTCGGTCCAGCCATATCATATTCAAATCTTGACGAATTGGTCAGGTATGGTTGGTTATATATTTTAACCCACAAAAAAGGAGTAAGAAAATGACAACAGCAAAATGGATCTTTTCACAGATATTAATACCAATACTGAGTATAATGTTCTCGGTTTTTGTAATTGCCTGTGCTTTTACAATGATGACAAAAATATATCAGTATATACAATAATTTCTGTATAGCAAACAATTATCTTGGAAGGATATTAAATGGAGGAAAAGGATGGTTATGCTGATATGAACGCATAGTGCAGACCGATTTTAATTCCTGAAATTAAAACCCAGCAATTCTGGTGACTGATTTGCGAGGAATCTCTGGTCACGCATATGTAATAATAAGGTACCTGTACCGATTTTATGTAGCGATTAGGCTTATATTTCTCAGCCTACAAAAAATAGAGAAAAATAAATAGTTAATAGAACAAGTAAAGGAGTAAAAATGGAATACAAAGTAAGACTGAATGGTCTGGTTTTTTACAAAAAGATACAAAAGGAGTCTGGCAATCTAATGCCTCAAATACACGTTGAGTTTATTGACAAAAAGAGTGTTAAAAAACTCATTAATTACGATCCAACTCCAGGCGTAGGGTTTTTGCAGTCAAGAGAGTTGAAGCCTGAGGTAGTAATTACGGAGACAATAATTTTTGTTCATAGGACTGGGGGACGTTATGTTACTGATGATCCTTCAATTTCTGATCAAAATAAACTTCTCAAAAGAATGATAAAAACATACAATGATCATTGTATTAGAGAAGATGGGCTTGTCAGTAAAACCTTTGCCTCACATATTGGCGATAGTATTACCAATATTGATCCCTCGATTGGACTTCACGAGATATCTCATTGGAAAGACAATATGTTGCGAAGAGAAGCAACTGGCACTGGACGAGGTGAATTCTTCAGAATGTTATTCAATCTTGTTGTGAATAAGAAAATGCTGGAAAGTGATCTAACTGAGTATATGAAATATTGCTTTCAAAGTGATGATGGCTGGAATGGAATTTTAAGTCTGAATCACATAAGAAACTTTAAAACATTCATCACTAATACAGTGGAATCCTGTGTTCTTGGAAATGCTCATAATGATTACATAGATCTTGAAGATGTTGAAGAGCCTTACTTTAAACCATATACTGGATTTTGCTGGAAGTTCTTTGGTTCTGGAATAAGAATAAACCACTCATTCAATCATCGTAATTCAGCAAAAATATCATATTACAATCTTGATAAAATGGAGAGATGTGATCATTGCAGTAGGCATCAAACTTCCCAGATAGAGGATCTCTATATGAGAGAAGTAAATGGAGACTATTGGTGTATTCAGTGCTTTGAAGACTACTCAAGGTATTGTGAGAGATGTGATAGTGACTTTGACGAAGAAAATGGCTCATATTCTAATCGAGATGATAATTGGTATTGTCATAATTGTTTAGAGGAATCCTACAATCAGTCAATTCGTGGATATTCTGATAATCCTTCACTTACATACTATGAGTGGAACAGGGTAAAGGGAATACACGAGGTAGCAAATCAAAAGAGATTTATGCCATATTATGGAGTAGAACTTGAGGTTGAGTCTGCTGATGGTGGTATAGATAAATATGAAATAGCAGAGGAAATATCAGAGTATGGTGGTGATTTGCATAAATTCTTCTGGTGTAAAGAAGATGGCTCACTATCTGATGGCTTTGAGATATGTTCACATCCAATGACATTTGAGGCTTGGGCTGATATGAATTTAGATGAGGCTATATTTAAACACAGGGGAGATATTAGGAGTTACTTTACTAAAACCTGTGGAATTCATATCCATATGAATAGATCTGCTTTTAGTGATCTGCACGTCTTAAAGTTTATGACGTTCATACACGAGTATAAGAAGTTTACTCATTTCATATCGCAGAGGAAAGCGATGGACGAGTATAACAATTATGCAAAGTTCAAAGCAGGAGATACAAGACTTGCCCAGCGTTATATGGCTCAAAATATAAGAGGCAAGAAACTGGATCTTAAAGAGAATCTGAACAGGTTTACATATTGCACTTTAAATCACGGAGAAAAATATGTTCCTGTTAATCTCCAACATACTAATACAATAGAGATAAGAGTCTTTAAAGGTAATCTGAAAGAGGTATCATTCAGAAAGAATATTGACTTTTTAGATGCCTTGTATTACTGGTCGAAAAACATACCTCTAAAGAAATTGAGCATTAGATCTTTTATGGAGTATGTTGAAGAGAATAAAAAGAAGTATGCGAATCTGAATACATATGTATCAGAAAGAAATGAAGATTATCAGAAATCTTTAATATTCGCTAAAGAAGTACCTGAAGGATTAAACATAAATAGATAATTAAAAAAAGGAGAATAAATAATGTGTTTACTTGTACTACAAAAAGAGAATACTCGATTAACTGAAAAAGAGTTGCAAAACTCAGATGATTCAAATCCTGATGGAATTGGATACTCGTTTGTTAAAGATGAGAAATTAATTATTCGTAAATTTAGAAAGTTCTCTAAATTTCTAAAAGGTTACGATAGAGATATTTCTCGTTATGGGCATCAATCACCATTCCTATTACATTTCAGACTTGCAACACACGGAGTCAATATAGGGACAGAGAATGTTCACCCATTCAAAGTTAGGAACGATCTGGTATTTGGGCATAATGGAATAATATCAGATGTAACTGATGATGATAAACTTTCAGATACTCAAATGTTCAATAAAGAGGTATTAAAGGAGTTACCTTTAGATTTCCTCGAAAATACTGCTCATATTAAATTGATTTCTGGATTTATTGGAAATTCTAAACTTGTCTTTTTAGACAGTAAAAAGAACTTCTCAATTATCAATGAGGATATGGGACATTGGAATGACGAGGAAACAATATGGTTCTCAAATAATGGGTATTGTGAGACTAAATACTACAATTATGGTAACTATGGGAGTTACGGAGCCTCAGTATATGGGTGGAATCAGCAAAAGAGCGTATCAAAGAAGAATAACAATACTGGCTTGATTGTTAATACAGCATTAAAAAATGCTAAAGATAGAATCAAATATGGCTGGGAAGATGACTTTGAGAATGCTGATGATCTGACATTTCCAAATTGTGATTGGTGTGGTATGGAGTCTGGAGATCTTAAAGAGTGTGATGTTACTGACTTTTACAATCACGAGGACTATGATGTAGTTACAGCAAAACTATGTCCCGAGTGCGTAAGAAGTGATTCACAACTTCTTAACAAAGACAGGAAACTGCTTGAAGGAGGTTCAGATGACTTTGATTTATGCTAATGTATTAACAGCAAGTATAGTATCAACACTGATATTTGGACTATGCCTGTTTGTTGTGCTTTTCATTATCAACTTCATTGTAGAGGTTATCAAACACTTCTTCTTTGATGATTAATGAGATCCTTATGCATAATCAGGTCTGGGAAAGGGAGAGTCTTAATCGGCTCTCCCAAATTCCCAAAAAATTTTTTAACCTATAATATACAATTCAATTTTAAGGACGATAACGGCTTCAATATGGTTATATTTTTTATTCCACATACATTTTGTCGTATAGAAAATAAAGCTTCTTAAACGATTGATTTATATTTTCCCAAATATAAAAAATATGGGAAAAAAAATAGTTCTTGCATTATATTTATTAATATTTTTATATTACATTTGTTGTTAAATGTAAATTATTTGAAAAAGGGGAAAACTTGAAATTATCTGAAATCTATAATAAAGCTATTGAGAATAAAAGAAAAAAATACAGGGAAGAAAACCCTAAAACTGATAATAGATACAGACCAAGTAGTTCTGGTATGTGTGCAAGAAAAATATATTTTGAATCAATAGAAAAAATTGAGCCTGATACACCCCAAACTGATAGTGAAATCAAGGCTTATCAGAAATCTCAAAGAATAATGAGACTTGGAACGGTTGTTCACAACGAAATACAAAAAGCACTGATAGAAGAACTTGAGAATTAATTTCTTTTTTCTTTTTTATTCTTTTTTTCTTTTTTCTTATAGTTATATATATAATATATAATATATAATACTAATAATACTAAATAAGGAGAGTTGTTTGTTTTTAATTAAAGGTTATTTAATAAAGAGATTTAAGTCTGTAATAGTTGATGCTACAAATGAAGAGCAAGCTATAAAAATTTATAATAGAAAATTTGAAAGAGGCGAAATTGAGTCTGATGTTGAAGATTTTGATTTGGAAATAATGAGAATAAATGATGAATTAGAAAATGTAAAGGAGAATGAATAATGGGAAAAGTAAAAGAGGTTATATGTTCTGATTGTGGAAATTATGATTTATCAGGTTTACACGAAGTTTGTTATGGTCAAAGACTATGTTCTGAATGTTTAGTTATATTTATGCAAGAGCAAGAAATGGAGGTTGAAAGTGGACAATATTAAGAATATGCTCGTTGAACATAAAATTGAAATACCTGAATTTAATGTTAAAGGTTTAGCAGATATAGTAGTGGAGCTTGAATCGGGGGAGGTCTATGTCTATGATATAAAGACAATAGGCTCGTGGTCTTGGAGGTTCAAGTTCGGGAGGAAGAAAGAGGACAAGCCGTCAATCCATCAAGAGTTACAATTAGGTACTTATGGCTATGGAGTGAGAGAGGAGTTTGGAAGGTGCGATGGCTTGTTCCTCTTGTTTTACAATAAAGATACATCTGATATGAAAGAGATTGAAGTTGATATAGATTTCATTGATGGTAGTTATAATTTTTGGACTAGAGTTAAAGACCTTCATAGAGATGGCTTACCCCAATTCCAAGAGGGTGAATCACCTGTTATGCCGTGGGAATGTAAATATTGTCAATATGAAAAAACTTGTAATGAAAGGAGATAAATTGTTTAATAAATATTCTGAATATATTGATGCTAATAAAGATGAGATAGTTGATGATTTTTGTGACAAGATTAAAAAAGAAGAGTTGGGCGATTTAACTCTTGATGAATATTCAAGATTTAGGTTTTGGAAATGGTTTTCAGAAGATAAGATAAGATCATTCTATCTTGATTATAAACAGTCAGTTGGCGAGGATCATTTTGAATACGATAAGTTCTGTGAAATGCTTTGGTTAAGCATGAGTGAAGACTGGCCAGATTTTGAATCTGTAATGAATTCAATACAAAATAATAATATAGGAGAAGCATAATGGCTTTAGAGTTTGATTTAGTAACAAGGGTTAAAAAAATTGAGAATAAACTTAAAAATAATTGTGAAAAATGTTTTGGTGCAGGGAAGATTAAAACCAAGAATAAAGATAAAGAGGGTAAATGGGTTTCTAGGACCTGTAAGACTTGTGATGGAGAAGGTGTTATTGGTTGCAAGTTATCAACATTAGAGGAAGATGTAAGGTCTTTAAAGAAACATATAAAAAGAGTAGCAGATACTTTAAATGCTTATATGAATAGAAGTTTCACTGAAATAAGAGTTCTTCCAGAAGGAAACAATCCATCACTACACGGAGAAGATGGTTGGGAAGAATATTCAGGAAATTTTTATTTAGAGGATAGTGACAATAGGGATATAGTTATTGATAAAGCTGAAAAACACTTTGAAAGATATTTTGAAGATTCAACATATCATAGAGGTAAAAGGCTTGGTTTATTTCTATCAAGTCCAAGATCAGGTAAACAATTAATTAAAGAAATGCGAACCGAGGAGTAATGATGAAAATAACTGGAAAAATGGTATCGCATTGGTATGGTAGTCAAATTTCGCTACATAAAGAGGTTATAAAAGACATCGTAGATTTAGCGAATGGTAACTATGATGTAAAAACTCTCAAGAGTGACATTTCAAGCACTTGGGGGATAAATGAGAAAAGGAGAAAAACAGCATGAAAAATGGCAAAATGGTAAAGTCCGAAACTTTTGCAGAGAATATAGCAAATGTTGACGATGCAATAATGGAGTTAGAATCAAACCTTATATCAAAGCACGACGATATATCTATGATTAATACTCCTAAAGTCTATGTAAAACAACAACAAGGCTTTGACTATGTTGACGAGGGTTATATGCGTCATCTGTTGAACAAGTATTATCCTATATGGAAGTGGGAGATAATTAAATATGAGTTCATAGGGGATAAGGCTATTTTAGTTCACGGAAGATTAACTATTAATGATAATGGCGTAGAACGTAGTTTTGATTCCGTAGATGCCCATAGAATCGCTTCAAATGACAAAGGCTATGTTGATATAGGGAATGACCTTAAATCGGCTAATACGGATTGTTTTAAGGTTGCAGTTAATAGGCTTTGCAATATAGCAGATGATGTGTATCGTAAACGCATAGAGGATATTAGTCTTAGTGATGATCAGAGAGATGAAATTGAGGCTAAACTCGAAGAAATAAAAGACAATGAGAAGGTTGTTAATAAAATTCGTAATGGTATTGATGAGATGACAATCAATATTACAAATTTTGAGGCAACAATAAGAAAAATAGAAACCTTAATCTAGGAGAAAGACAATGAGTAGTATAAATGAAGTAGCAAGTTCTGCAGGGGTAGTAAATTATTTTGATCCCTCTAAAGAGCAATCAAAAACAAGACTGGCAGCAGGTGTTTATCCTGCACATATTATAAAATGTGATAAGGCAACACGATCTGTTAGAAATAAGTACAAAGCAGATATTTACAATTTTAGAATTAAGATTGATAAATCTGTTGCAGGTAGAACCTATCAAATAGAAGATATTGATGGGAAAATGAAACAAGTTGATGGGAATAACTATATTGGTCGTGAAGTCAGATCATCAGGTATATTCTTTTTTATAGCACCTGATGTTGGCGATGATTTTGAGGCTAATCCCGGTGGAAATAGAAAGTATATGGATACCGTGATGGCTCTTGGAGTTAATTGTCCTGATGTAGAGGTAGATATAGATGGTGAAAAGAAAATGGTAAAAAGTTTACCTCATCTTGACACTAATGATTTCCTTGGAGTACCTGTCCTTGCAACAATAGGTTTAGGCAAACCTTGGAAAGGCACTGATGGAGTAGAAAGAAAGTCTTTTGAAGTTAAAACTATTGACAAATGGGAAGAAGGAGAAAAAGTAGATGTCGAACTTGAAGACTTGCCGTTCTAAAAGGACGAGAATAAAGTTAAAAATCGCACTATTTCTTAACAAAGTTCTTGGAATGAGGGTTAAGCCGATATTATCTTTATTACGGATTTCCAAGTCCACTTTCTATCGGTACAGGTAACTCTCCTCCTTACGGTTAGGTTAAGCCCCCTCCTCTTTTTAGGTTTAGGGGAGGGGGATATTTAAAATGCGATATATAAAAATGATAAACAGCAAACATCCATACTTTGAGTGTGGAAGATGTAAACAGAGAATAATTGAAAAGCCAAGGTATTTGTGGACTGGAATGATCACTAAAGATGAAACTTATATCTGTAGAGACTGTGCATACAAGGAGGCTTATGGCTCAAAAAACAGTAGAAAAGCAAAAAAGGAAAAATTACTCGATGGGTGAAAAAGAGAATCAATTAACAAGGATAAATAATACATTATCATCTAAATTGGCAGTTAGAAACTCTCAGTATAAAATAGCAATGGAAGGGTTAAAGGCTATTGATGATATGGGAGATATAAGTATTGCAAGGAAAACAATAGATGCAATGCTTGATTGTTTGCCTGAATAAAATTCGTAGATGTGGTGGTGATCTGATGATCAGTAATGCTAATCTTAACCACATTAAAGACGAATGATTAACTGGCTGGAAGTTGCAGGATAAAAACTCCATTTTAGACGCTATGATGGGCTGTAGAACGGATATCATTCAATGATTAAAGACCTGTTAATTAAAGCAACGTACAGGGATAGCCCAAAAATTTAAGTAAAGGAGAATGTAAATGGAAGAAAGTATGGCTTGTGAGATATATACCGAAGACTGCCTAGATACTATGGATAAGATGAATGATGGCTTTATTGATCTTATAATTGCTGATCCACCATATGGTATGCAGTTTAGAAGTAATCATAGATATGAAAAACATGATGAGATATATGGTGATGATAATCTTGATTGGCTTCCTGCTTGGGTTGAAAAGTCATATAGAATTTTAAAACAAGATACTCATTTATATTGTTTCTGTTCTTACCATAATATTGAAGTATTCAAAATTGAGCTACAAAAATATTTTAATGTAAAAAATATACTTATATGGGAAAAGAATAATACAGGTATGGGGGATTTAAAAGGAGATTATGCCCCTAAATATGAAATGATTATATTTTGTGTAAAAGGTAAAAGAAATCTGAATGGTAAAAGGGATAGCAATATAATATATTCTCCAAGAACTATGAATGAATTGCACCCCACTCAAAAGCCTACCTATTTAATAAGACAGCTTATTAGTAAAAGTTCCTCAATGAATGATATAGTTTATGATCCATTTATGGGGAGTGGAACAACTGCAGTATCAGCAATAAAAGAAAAAAGAAGATGGATTGGCTCTGAAATCAATAAAAAGTATGTAGAAAGTGCTTATAAAAGGATAGATAGAGAATTAAATCAACTTAAAATATTCTAAAGGAGTGTAAATGGAAAAAGTAAAAGTACCCGTAGCTTCTCAAGCAGAAGATGTATTGCTTGGAGGTGTAATATCAGATCCACATGTATATGAAAGTGTTATGAATTATGTAAATGAAGATATACTCTATAAACAAGAAAGTAAAATACTATGGAATAAGGTAGGTCACATGATAAAGGCAGGAAAACATGTGGACTTGGTCACAATTTCTGAATCTTTAACGGAAGGTGAGAAAACTGCAGGTGTTACCCCTTATTACTTATCAGGTCTATTTCAATATGCAGTTGGAAAAGAATTAGCCATAGTTTATGCAAAATCAATTTATGAAAAATACCTTTTAAGGCTTATAATAGATAGGACATCAGAGGTTCAGACCTTGGCACATAAGAATCATGCTAAAACTTATGATGTTCTTACTGATACACATTCCCTTATAGGTGAGTTGATAGAAATTAAACCCGGTGAGACTTTTGATATTAAAACAACAATGGATAATGTTGTTAGCAGTATTGAAACAGGTGAAACTAATTTGGTAAAAACAGGTTTTACAGGTCTTGATGAGCTTTCAGGTGGAATGACAAGGGGTGAGATAACAATAGTTGGGGGGAGACCCGGTCACGGAAAAACAACATTCACTATAAATCTTATAAAAGGTCTTATAGAAAGTGGCAAGAAAATAGCATTATTTAATCGTGAGATGACAAATGTTGAAATGCTTAAAAAATTAATAGCTCTTGAAAGTGGAAACCTATCTTATGGTATGATAAGAAGAGGGGTGTTTGATATGCAGGGAATGGCTGAACTCGCAAGGGTGAAACAAAGTATAATTGAGAAGTACTCTGAAGACAAATTTGCAATGTTTGATAACCTTAAAGATTTTAGCTCAGGAGCTTCAGAAGTTAAAAAGTTTAAGCCAGATGTTATAATAGATGATTATATTCAACTAATAACTCCTGATAATCAGCAAGAACAAAGAAGATTACAGCTTGAAAAGATAGTAAATGATTATAAATGGTTAGCAAAATCTACACAAGCCTGTGCAATATTGGTATCACAATTAAATAGGCAAATTGAAAGTAGAATAAGCCAAAAGCCAATGCTATCAGATCTTGCAGAAAGTGGTGCAATAGAACAAGTTGCTGAAAACGTATGGTTTGTATTTTACGATTATAAAATAAACTTTGCAAAAAGTAAGGTTGGTGCAAATGGAATAGAGATAATAGGCTCAAAAGTAAGGTATGGTAATTCAGGCTCTATTAAACTTGGGTTTGATGGGGATAAAGTTAAATTATATAACACAGTAGAGGAATTTAGGGAGGCAAGAAAAAATGTATAATATTGAAAAGAAACTATTTATAGGTATAGATCCCGGAATGAATGGAGGTATCGTATTTATAAAGCCGGAACTTGATAGTGATGTTATTCAAGCTGTTAGATGCCCAAAAACTGCATATGATATGGCAGGGGTATTTGAGGCAGGTATTGGTGAAACAAGTGCTGATGATGTTATTTTATTTGTAGAACATGTTTGGTCATTTCCCGGAGATGGCAGAGTTAGTGCCTTTAGATTTGGTTATAATTATGGTCTGTGGAAAGGTATAGCAGCAGCGAATGAAATAGACGTTTATAATGTTGCACCTAGAAAATGGCAGAACGTGTTAGAAGTTCCAAATAATCTTCGTGGAAGGGATAGAAAGAAATGGCTTAAAGAATACGCAGAATCATTATATCCAAATACAAAGATTACATTTAATGTAAGTGACGCAATATTAATAGCAAATCACGCAAAGGAGTGTTATTATAATGATAATATGCCTGAAGCTGAGAAAGGAATAGGAGTAATAGAATGATGGCAGATTTTAAAACAAGAAATAAAAATAGAGTTGCAGAAAAAGAAGCCGAACAATATTTAGAAAGAAGAATGACAAGATATATCAGATATGGTCTTGATTGTCTTGATTCAGATCTTCCAATATATAAAATACCTGCACTTGTAAGGTCTGCACCTGATTATATTATATTTACAGAAGATAATAACCCTTTATTTTTTGAAGCAAAAGGATTCGTTGGAACAATTAAAATAAAATTAAGGGATTTGAATAGCTATGCTAAATGGAATAATCATTTAAAGGTGGTTTTCTTCTTATATGATGTAAAGGAAAAAGCTTATTGCGAACTAATGTTTGATGAAATGATTAAGATTATAGAAGATAGAAAGCCTGATGTCAGGGCATATCCTGAAAATCCTAATAATTTATATTATGAAATCCCAACATCTTGGTTGTCAAATTTTACAACTTGGTAACTACCAGACTTCTCTGATTTTTATTTTTATATTATATACTCCATTTGAAATTTGCTCAAATTCAAAAGTCTTCATATCGAATTTACAAATTGCAAAGCTATCAGGATTGAAGTTGGTATTATCAGGTTGAAATATAAACGGCAGCTGACCTCCGTTAGTTTTATGTATAACATGAGAAAAGAATGTACTTTGTTGTGTAAGAGTATTTTCCTCTATTGCCATCTCTGAATCCCAAACAATTCCATCAGGAGATGTAGTCTCATAATTGGTAAGTGAGCTTATATTTGGGAAGATATCACTATCAGATAAGTAATTAAATTCTAAATCCCAAGTCCTTCTACCTATTCTTGAAGCTTTAGTATCTTCTAAAATTTCTTCTGTTGTATGGGTATAAAAATCTTCTAAAATACAAGCACTCAGTAAATTCCCAGTATTAGTTATCATTGTAATAGATGTTCCATAAGCAATGGGTTTCTTTATATTTATCTCTCCATCAATCCCTGTCTCATCATAAGTATAGAATGAACTAGCATCGTAATAATATCCATCCAAAACTATAGTTGTATTATCAACCCAGCTATCATCTACATCATGCTGATTAGCAGTGACTTTAAAATGTATTAAATTCACAACTCCAGGTATTAGAATATCATTTAACTGTAAAGTGATAACATCATCATATGGCTCAAATACAGGATTATATAGAGTGTTAAAGAAAACTCTATTACCTTGGAACGTATAGGGAGTGTTACCTTCACCATAATTATGACCAATCTCACTTTCTCCATAACTCCAAACCTGAGGGTCAAATACCCTGTGTAATTCATCTGATGTTCGTACCATATCGCTTATTTCATACAAGTGCCAAGCAGGTTTATCATTCCAATCACTTGGTTTTATATAATTATAATTTGTAAAATTATTGCCACCCATACCTCTTTTTACTGATATACCGTCTAATTCATTAGACATGCTTAATGAGGTTTCTGGACCGTAGGGCATATCATAAAATGAGCCTACAACTATTGACGAACATGATGAATCTGCATATACATCATCCGGATCTAAACCTGCTACTTTAATATTAATACGACCTATATCTAGTCCGTTAAATGACGATATGCTGAATCCACTTTTTCTTGCTGTAAAGCTATTGCTTCCAGATAGTTCACAATTAACAAGAGGTGTTAAATCAACATCATCCCAATTCACACCCGGTCTATTACTTCCACCACCTCTTCCATCTATTGGAAACCATGTTATCTGCTTACCAACGCTAGTCATAGCTACAAAGCCTTCACCCGGTCTAAGTGTGATATAACTCCCTATTATCCCCCAGCCCGATTCATAATGGTCACGCCTAACTATCAGATTTGCTCTAGTCATTACTGCTGCTGCCCCTATTGGAAGATCTTCATAATCCATATCATATGTTATTTGCCCTGTATTTACAAGCATATCAAAAATCTGTGTAAAAGTTACTTCAAATGGATATGGATGGGTTATATATGTATATCCAGAAAAAGTGTGACCACCATAGTTATTAGGATAAATATTAATACTTTCAAAAGTTGTAGTCCAAGGGAGATTTCTTAAAGTTCCATAAGTGGGAAAAGTGAAATCATCTTGAAAATAAATATGACTTATAAATCTATATGATTCTCCCGGAGTAAGCTCTCCAATATCATTTATCCATCTGGCTTGCTGACTGTCCCAATAAATTCTATTTTCATTCTTATCTTCAAGGTGAAATTTATTATCATTAAATCCGTGTAAGCCTGAAAAATATCCTCTCTGACCATCAGGAGACATAAGTTCACGATCACCATCTGCCGGCTCTAAGGGGACACCTAACCATGGATATGGACCATTTAAAGTGACAGTTAATACTCCTTCATCATAATATTGCTCACCAGCATCACCCCAATCATAAACTCCTCCCCTTATATCACGAGCAGCTTCAACAGTTACTATAGAATCATTACCGGCAGTAAATCTATGACCAAGAAATGCTATAAAGCCATTACCACCATCACCATGATCTAATAAATTATAATTTGTTTGCTCAAATTCTTCCTGTTGTACAAAATCTACACCGATAGAATTATTTACACTGTGAACACCCTTGGGATATGTTCTAAATATATCTTGAAATTTATCAGTCCAGTTAGATTGCTCCTCTGATCCTTGGTATGCTATATTCTCTGCATGAAATCTTAATTTATATTTAGAATCTTCTGATCTTTTATTTACACCCATCCACTCTACTAAGTTTATATAAAATCTTGGAGTACCAACCTTACTATAAGCCATTACCAAACCTCCTCTATCTCAAGTGAAATACTGTAAAGCCCCGGTGCAATTTGATCTGCTTTAAGAGAATTATCTTTAATTCTACATATTGCAAATTGGTCGGGATTATAATTCTCACTATCAGGCTGAAAAATAAAAGGAATTGATCCCCCTAAAGTTCTTTGCCATACCTGTGAAAAGAAATTATCATCTGTCATTATATTCCATTGAAACGTACTATCTTCTAAACTTTCATCAGTTAAAATATCTAAAGAATCTAAACCTGAATCACTTATTAAAGTATGATCTAAGCTTTGATTAGATCCCCATAAATCACTATCCTGAAAATGTGGAAATTTTAAGTCCCATACTCTTCTTCCTGATTTATAATCATCAACAGGCACTGCATGAGTTGTATTGTTAGGATCTATTAATTCCCACGGTGGAAGGTTGCCCCACATGGGAGGTTTCGACCACATTGTATTGCTAATAGAATTACCCTTAATTGAAGTTTTATGCGAAGATCCTCCATACTCCCAGCTTAAAGTTATAGACATTTCTGGGGATTTTGGCATAGTATAATAACTGCATATTGCAATACTTCCAAGCGTAGAGTTTTCAGATGGAACCGTATTATATTCATCGTTAGGATCTCTGGATACAAATTCAATATTAAAAGGACTACCCTCATCTGATTCAATTATTTTAAATGTTTTCAAGCTGAATCCATTTTTATTATCAGCAGTACCTCCATTTTGAGCAGAACTTACAGAATTTATTTCTTTAATTTCGGAGTCAGGATTATCAAGAAATCCTCCATTATATAGAGACTCTATTGAGTTGGTGAATGTATAATCACCATTATTGCTATCTTGAATTGTTTTTGTTGCAAAAGTATGTCCTAATTCAAATACTGCACATTCGTCCTTATTATCTCCTGAAAATATTCCCACTTTCCATGGAAAATTAGTAGCTGAACTACGACTAGGAGATTGCAATAAGCTAGCAGTTAAAGGCTTAGTATTTACAGGAAGTGTACTAAATATAGCCTCATCAAACCGTAGATAGTTTGCTTGTGATGATATTCCTCCTATTTTGGCAGCCCAATCATAAACATTTATATAGAATCTTGGTTTAATTACTCTTCTATAAGACATTATATTTTTTGAAACCTAGGGTTTATTTTATTTCTTTTTATTTTACTTTTACTTTTCTTTGTAAATAGTTGTTTTGAATCTTTAGTATGGGTTGCTCCTGTCATTAATTCAAGAGTGTTTAAATGTATATGATATTTACCACTATATTCATTTCCTAAAAAATCATAAAGATTACCATTTGAATTTAAATTATTAATAATATTATTATTTATTTTTGTTTCTGAGACTGGCCTCTTATAAGTATGTGATAATCCAGTTTCTTCACTTTTAGTGCTAATATCTTCAGATTTTGTACTCATAAGATCTGCAGTTTCCAAGAGGCTTTGAATTCTACAATTAAATTTAGATAATGAATGGTTAACTGCAATAGCCCTATTAATTTTAAAATAACCCTTATATTCAAATAAATCACTTAATTCACCACCATTTGACACTTTAAATATTAACAATCTACTAATATTTTTCTTTCCTTGCATAATAGCAAAATTAGAAGGAGTTTTATCTGTGATATGTATTGCACCTGAAAAATTAATTTGCAATAATGCAATATCTTCGTCAGTTTCTAAAGAACATTTACCTTGACCGTAATATATTTTAACCAATAGTACCCTCCAAAATATCTTCTTGCCCCCAATCTTCTTGGCATGGGCTAAGTCCTGTTGGACCTAAAGTCCAATCATAAAATGACTGAATTCCACCATCTTCTCTACATTTAAATAAAGTACTCTGTTCTACAGTCATGTTAATATCACCATCTAATATAAAAGTAGCAAAATATATTATATCTAATATATTTACAACGCCATCAGCATTAATATCCATAAAAGGTTCTAATGAAAGATCTACATCGTCTCCTTGAGCAAGACCTGTTATATGATTTATTATATGTACAAAATCTAGTACGCTAATTCTAAGATCATTATTCAAATCCCCTACAGGCATTGCAGCTAATGGATCGAGACTGTAATCAGTTGAAGCTAGTCCTTTTATTGTTAATGGCGAATTTGAATATCCATTACTTTGAGAAGATTCAGTACTTCTTAATAATTCAGTATGCTGTGGATCTGAGGTAGCCTCTAATGTGTAGGTAATTTTCAATGTTTCTAAAGTTCTTTCCCACCAATACTCCTCAGCAAAACTACCCGATTGCATTCCAGTAAACCAACCCTCTACTGGAATAAAATTCTCAGAAGCAATCCAATAATAATATTCTTCAGAAGTATCGGGTGGTGCAGAAAAATTTATAGAATCATATTTTGTAAAATTTTCTATTAAAGGTATTTGCATTTGCTCTGATGGTCCTACAATATTTACATTAGTTTCGAGATAGTGACCTCCAGTTGGCTGAGTTCCTGCATCATTTAGATTAGGCATCCATCTATCTGCCAATACTTTAATTTGCATTTTATTCATACCTGTAAAAGTAAAGTCGTTATTATAATTTGACTGCTTGAAATAAAACCTGAGTTGTAATTTATTATTACTATACCCATCCTGACCAATATTATGAGTATATATATCACTATCAAGCAATTCAGGCATATTTAATGGATACTGACCATCGTCTAACCACTGATTAGATTCTAAGTTTATTTGTTCAAATACTGGGTTATCATGGATGTTATTCCATGTTGCTATTGTTTTATATAAAGATGGATTAGATTCCTCTTGTGGTACTAATAATAATTTTACATGTGATATTACATGAGGTTTACTTTCCTCCCAAATACAATTACAATTATTATATATTTTTGGTCCACCTTCTGTATAATTTCTAGTTGTACCATCAACAGCATTGCTTAATACCCAAGCTTGATAAGCTGGTCCTTCGGGAACAGAAATTAAATTATTAAAATCTTCTTCTGTATTTGAAATAAATACATTATCACCTTCTTCAAATTCTGTAGAATAATTTCCATTACCTGCATAATTTAATGAATGATCGTATGTCGTCTCGCCAGTCCTTTGCTCCTCAACAAGCATTGCTTCTTCAGGGCAGCCCCAATCCCCCTCAGGAACAATAAAATCACCCGGATACACACATCCTTGACCATAACTTGGATCAAAAACTGCTTCAGGATTATAATTCCAAGCACTAGAATCTCTACAGCCCATAGCAAAACTTGATGCATTTGTTAAATCAGGTGAATCATTTAAATTGTGTAATTGAGTACATTCAATTTGTACTGAATCTAAATTTTTTGATATTGAATTTATCATAAATAATGGATAAACTTGTTGACCATTTACAAAAGCTCCTAGCTTTTTATCTGGAGCCCCCGGATAGTTAAAACGTGAATCATAAGAATAATTTATACCATAAACTGGATTTCCGTGAATCATTTTATCAAAAGAAACTATATCCCCTACCTCATTGTTCATATATTTCAAAGGAAGGGTAATATTGATTTTTAAATGCTGATTGCAATTTTGATAAAATATCCATTTTGCAAATTCTAATGCAACTGCTTTATTTCTAATATATTTACCTCTATCATCATCAATAATAAGAGTTTTTACATTAGATTTTCCATAATAATCGGGGCTATATTGTACCTGAGTATCCTTAAATTGCATTGCCTGTTTATATCCAAAAGATATGCTTTCTTTAAATTTTTCATTCCCATAATCCCAATTATAGTGAAATATTACTTCAGAATGAATATCTTCAAATTTTGTAGATGAAAATTTAAAATCCATAATATCTTCTTCCATAATCCTTGAAGATGATTCAATATCTGAAAGGGTGTATTGTTTTTTAATTGGAATAAGCTGTACTTCATTAACCTTATCATCTCCACCTCCAATATGATTATATCTCATTATATATGGACTTACGGAAAGTAAATCTTGCATGAATTTTTTTACTGAAATATGCTCATTGACTGTTACAGCATAGCTCCAATAAATATATTCAACATCATCCCCAACTACTGATACATTCCAACTTTGATCTGAATCTAATTCTAATTCATTGTTTAACAAGTTATTTAATATTTCAGGCACTCTAGGCATAGACCCAAGCCTTCCTTCAGCTAAATATGCAAATAATTGTTCTTCAGTATATTTAAAGCTACCAACATAAAATTGAGCTAAAAATGAAAACTTATCTAACCTTCCATTAACTAAAGCTGCTCTACTATAAGCACTTAGCTCTGTATTCATCTGGAAAGGGTTTAAACTTTTACTGCAAAAAGTCAATACTGGATCATAAGGGGCATTTAGTACACATGAATAATTTCCCTCACCTGAAATCTTATATCCTGATACTCTGTTTAAGTAGTAACCATCGTCATCAACCCCTCCCCAAGATCCATCTAAAAGATAGCCACCCTCTTGGGTTGAACCCTTTAGTATTACACCTTCTGATGGAACTAAATAAATTTCACCTGCCTTATTCTTTGTAGCCCCATAATAAAGAGTAGGGTCTATCTGAGTTAAGCCGAAGGATATTTTTGCATAAGAGCCACTATCATTAAACGCATCACAATTAATCTCTAAATCTGCAAGTTCTGGATTATAGCCATCCCATAAATAATTATGATATTGTCCATATATTGTTCCATCTACCTCTAATGAAGTTAAGCCTTTTGATGGGGTTGAGTACTCTAATGCACCTGTAAAGGTATAATGTATTGGAAATGCGTTTAGATAATTAGGTAATTGTGGCAGGGTAAGGCTAATACTAAATAAGTCAGAAAATTGATTATAACTAAAATTTGGAACACCTTCATCTGTAGCATTACTATAATAACCACTATAAAATATATTAACCAAAGCATCAAAATGATAATAAGCAGTTTCACCTTTCCTTAATAAGTATGGCAAACGATTAGATATATCCCAAATTAAAATTTTATTATCATAAGGTACATTAGGTCCAAAGTTTTGACTATTCCTAATATAATCTACGTTATATCCATACTGTCTGCCAGAATAGCCAAAAAAGCTTGAAGTATAAGAATCTCCTTCGTCCATTATTCTTGCAGAATTTGGGTGGAGAATAGCATTACATAGAACTATATTGTCAGACAAACTACTGGAAACGGAACTAACATCTAAATCATTACTTGCATCTATCTGTTCATCAGTTGCCTCTAATTCTCCAATATCACCAAGCCTTGGAACAGAAGCTACTATCAATTTGTTTGACTCTAAATTTGAGTTGTCTTCATAATTTGGTCCACTAGGAAAATAATATTGTGGTGCTATAGAATTATCCTCATACCCGTAAAGCCTTGGAAATCTATCCCAAGGTGGATAATCGTTTGGCTGTGTTCCACTTCCGGGAAGAAGCTCATGCCTCCAATGAAACATTGGTATATTTGTATAAGTACCTGCATCATTCCCTGAAAGAAATGATATGCAATTAAAATTTGTTTCAACATCCTCGGAAGTCCAAGAGAAATATCCACTGTCTGTTTTAAACTTTGTTCCACTATCATTATTATCACAATAAATGGTAGGAACTTTTGACGGATGGTCAGGGTTTCCATATACAGGATCTACCTCATTTATCACAACACATGGACTGTTATCTACATTCCCATATACAACAGGCACTGGCATACCTTTATACTCAGAAGGTACATCATCAGCTAATCCTAATACATTATCTTTTGGACTAAGATCTCCCTCATCAGCAAGTCTTATTTTAGGAAACTGCTTATCACCAATAAAA